GTGTTATGTCGTTATAACTTGTACCATCAGCAATATAAAATTTAAGATGTGTTCCAATACCAATATAATTAGTTCCACTAGAAGCACCATAATTATATAAAGATCGTGCAGTTCCTAAAAAGGTAGAACTTGAATATTTAGCCCAACCTCCTATTTTTTCTGCATGACCAGACCGAAAACGAATTTTATCAGAGTCATACCACCCAAACTCATTAGTATAAGAAGTTCCTTCTTTATCTATTCCCGGTTTAAATTGATACTTTAATAGTGGCATATTATCTCTTTACTAGGCTCCCGCCAAAATACATTCCAATTATAGCTGATACTAAATTTGTATCTAGCTGTGTTATTACAAGTCCTTGAAAAGTGACCCATTCAAAAATTTCTCTTCCTTCTCTAAAAAACCAAAAACCCGGATTCCAATTAGTATAACCAACAGTTACATCTACATTAGGGTAAAATACAGCAACAAGTTTTGGCAAAAGTACAATCGCAAATATAGCAGTTAATGCTATTATTCTTCTTGTCCAAGCAAATCCTTTGTCTTTTAAACTATGATCTAAGGCTTGTTTCCTTGTTTTCATATCAAACTCACCCCTTGTTATTAGGAGTTTTTGTTCTTCAGCTTTTGCTTTTCGACTTTGCGACCAAATACTTAAAAGACTACTCAAAAGAGTAGAACCGAGCATTGTAATAATCTCGAATGGAAAGCCCATAATTTTGAGCCTTACTTCTTTTTTGGCTTAACGGCAACTGTTGTATAAGCCTCATCTACATCTGGAGTAGATTTATCATCACCTACAAATTGACCATCTTCGTTTCTTGCACGAACTTTTTTTTCTTCATAACCAAGAAACTTTGTTTTAAACCAAGTTGTTAAACCTATTTTTTTTGCATACCAAGCCATAATTTACTCCTTATTCTTTACCATCTTTTTTATGTGTACCTGCATAGAGTCCAAACCAAGCTGCGCCACTACCGACAACAATTGATATTAATCCTGATTGTTCAAAGGTTGGGTCTGGCAAATCCATAAACCACATAACAGTGTAATACAAAAGATACATATATATACCAAGAAACGCTCTTGGAATTATTCTCCAAGCATCAACTGCTTGAGCAACAAAAATAAATCTTTGATATGGATTATCGTTCTTCTCATCTTCAAGCTCTCTTATACGATCTTTTAACTCAGACTTTTCTTGAAGAAGAGCCATAAACTTATTAAGGTCGATTTCAACCTCGTTGCGATCCATGTCGCCACCAAATCTAGGACTTCCGTAATGTTGTTCGTCACTCATATTAATTAGCCAATGGATTATCGTTTTTGTTTTTTAAACTCTGCACATCATCATACATAGAATCAATGCTTGAGTTAATGCCTGCAATGCTTGTTTGTATAGCAACAATGTCATTTTTAATCGGGCTTAAATCTTGTGTTTCAACATTTAAAGATTTAATTTGCTCACCAACTGCAACAACATTCTTGTCTAATGCCGTAACTTGATCAGCAAGCGCATCAATTTCATTAATATAACGAGTCATTTTAGACTCAAGGTTTTCTATACGATTAACATAAGTTGCACCTGTATAACCAAATCCAGCTAATGTGCTAACAATTCCAGCCAATGCAATAAGTTGAGTTGTTTTATTTTGAAACCAATCCATATACTTTCCTATAAAATTTTAGTAACTTTTCTACGATCTGGCATAACTGCACCACATCCTCTTGCAATAAAACCACCTTTAGCTTTTCTATGTGGTCTTACTTTTTTAGCAATTCTTTTAGGTTGTTTAGAAAATTGTTTACCCTTTTTAGTATCTTCTCGTTTCTTACGAGTAGTAGCAGCATACTCAGAAGAACTTAAAGACTTTATAGCACTTTCTGGTAAATACCTTTCTCCAGTATCAGCAGATTTTTTACCAGACTTTGTTCTCCATTTTTGTTTAGTCCACTTTTTTAAAGACTGTTGTGATTTTGCAAGAGCCATTACTTGCCTCTTTGTGACATTGCTTTCTTCTTAGCTTTAACACCTAAATCACCATAATGAAATAAACGCTTACTATTTTTTGTATGTGTTTTGTTTGTGTGCAAATGCCCATTAGACATTTTATGCATATTTCCTTTCCAAACTGTTCCGTCTTTTAAATAATGTTTTACACCTTTTGCCATTACCGATATCCTCCACCTGCTTTTTTATAAGCCTTTGCAAGCATTTGTGCTTTACGAGCTGACCATTGACCCGGTTTACCACCTTTTGAACCAGACTTAATTCTACTAAATAACCTTTTACGCATAGTTGGTTTAGTATAATTACCAGCTTTATTTACAGTAGATTTAGTTTTTCTTTTTCTAGTTGTTTTTTTTCTTGGCATATCAGCACTTCCACCTTCTTCTTGCTTGCCTAATTCTTGAATTAGGATTGTTTCTAGTTTTTTTAGAACTTCTTTTTAGTTGTCCTAAAGACCTTGCGCAATAAGACTTTCGTCTTTTTGCAGCTTTGCTGCCTTTCTTAACTTTGCCCGTTACTGCTGTTTTTAATTTTGAACCGGGGTTCGCTTTTCGGTAAGCACGAACACCCTTTTTAGTCATTCCTGCGCCAGACTTAGTCTTGCGATAGTTGCCGCCTTTACCTGTTGTTCTTGGTATAGCTTTTTTTCGTTTTCTTTTTGCAGCCATTATCCTTTAGGGTATTTATCTTTTACTGCTTTAAGTTTTACGTAAAAATCACTAGTTTTAGCCGTGTCACCAAACTTACCAGCATCTATAGCATGATACAATAAATCTATTTGTTCTGCTAGAAGAGGATAATAAGTTTGTCTTTTTGTAGCGTAAGTAGCCCCAGCTTTAATTAAATTAACATTCATTCGCCATACCTTTTCACTTTAATCATTTGAGTATAGTCATAATATCTTTCTTTTTTAAGAACAATATCAAAACGTCCAGCTTGCTGCGCTGTAAAGGTAAGCGTTGTATTTGACATAGTGCCTGCGGAAGCCCCGTCCAGAAAGACTTCTGTGCCAGCAGGCACACCTGTAACGTTTATTACATCATCTACTGCAGGTGTGGTTGTACTGAACGTAGGATCAAATGTGCTCTTTTCCACAAGCGCATCTCCCGCATCGTTGATGTAATATTTTTCACCTACCGGAGTTTCACTATGGTCTATCTGTACATAGTCGTAATTGTGCGTGGTCTTTTGTTCTGTCTTCATTGCATCAGTAACACCCGCCGTGCTGCTCCAAGCGATGTCTTTATTGCTGTCGTAAAATATATGGTACACCGTCATAGTCCCCGTCCTCCTGTAAAGTCTCCGTTATGAAACACTATACACGCCCAGTATACTGTTGAATTACTTAGGAAATTTTCGTCTCCATCTTCTTCTCCTTCGTCTGCATATGCCTCATTACACATATTGTATATCCGTATGTTGTTTGTATCATGGTGTGTCCATACACAACCATCTCTATAGGTCGTTGTAAAAACATCGCCTTGCCCACCCCCTTGAGCCCCTGCTTCTAAAAACACTTCGCCAAAAGCGGGATCGTATGTTTCAGTTGCTTTATTGTTACCGTCTATAGAACTTGACCAACGAACCGCTACCAACGGGTTATAACCCAAACCATGGTTTACAGTATTATAGTTAGGACTTGCGTTTGGGCCAATGCTTCCTTCTGCAATTTTTTTAATTGTCCATGCGTTTCCAGCCCGAGAATCAAACACCAAAGCTTTTGACGGGTTTAGCACATCATCACCAGATTGAGACACGTACAAACCGTATCCATAGCTGTGGTTTCCAACTGATATTCTATTTGCCATTACGTAAGCGCTGCTCCATCGTTTAGTCTTTTAAACACAAACACAGTAAACGTGCCTCCTGTGCCAGAATAAGTACGGTTGGCTGTAGCTCCTGTAGCAGAAGGACTAGTAAACTTAATACCTTTTTGAGAACCTATACCGCTTTTAGAAGTAGGGTGTGCATTGCCACTCATAATTAAGACATCATCTCCATCTGCAACGAGGTCTTGAAAAGAAAGAGAAGCAGTTGAAGAACTGCTTATATTAATTGTAGTAGACTCCACAGGCGCACTTGTAGCCCCACCTGAAATAGGAACAACTTGAAGAGGCCCATGTCCTACAAAATTAGAGCCGCTCTCTTCGTTCTCTGTCCAAAAATATAAATCAGATTTATTACAAGTTGCGACATCTTCTCCTGACCTAGACACATACAAACCATAACCGCCTGTTGCTCTGTTGCCTATTAAAACTCTATTAGCCATTAGTCAGTCTCCTCAAAATAAGTGCTGTTCATATAACCATAGGCACAAGGTATTTTTAATACAGCAAAACCTAAATTTGTACACGCTTGGCTTGAACCTAATCCAACGTCTGTGTTTGAAGTTCTTCGACCGTCAGAAGGAAGATTAGCATTGGCACCATAACCCATTTTAATAGGAGTAATCGTAGAAGAGGTTGTTTTTATAAGATCCATGCGGGTTGAATAATACTCATTTGTTTGGTTTCCCCCAGAAGTTGCCCAAGCATGTGACTGCTGCATATCCTCAGCGTGTATGACAAGAGGTATATAACCAAGATTATCTTTTGAATTAGTCGTTAAAAAATTTAAAGCAGAACTTAACGAAGACTGTTGCCCTTCGGCATATATAAAGCCAGAAGCCCCTGTGCCTTGGCTAGAATCAAACAGTAAATCTTTTCTGCCACAAGTAAGTACATCTTTACCGGCTTTTGACACATACATTCCGTATCCGTAATTAGTTCCGGGCGAAGCTGAAGCTGATTTATTTCCTATTAATACTCTGTTTGCCATTACGATGAATCATCCACTACTAATATTCTATTACCTGAAGCGCTTATTTCAATACGTTGATCTGTTGCACCACTACCAGAAGAACCTATTTTTAACACGGTCGAAGCTTCAATAGTACCTGATCTTATTTTATCTGCATTTAGTGTAACGATCTTAGCTGTTTCAATTGTAGCGTCTGCTATTTTAGCGTTTGTTATTGCACCGTTTTGGATCATGGCATTAGCCATATACACAGTGTTACTGCTTACAATAAATGGAGCGGTGTTCCCATTACTTCCGTTCCATATTGCAAACTTATCAGCTTGAAACTGTACATAAGACTGAGCTCCAGAGCCGTCACTTGAGTTAGACCCAATAACCATACCCGCAGCTGATTTACTGCCGTTGCTTTCTGTTGCTACTGTTAGTACATACATAGCATCTAAGTCACCAGTATGAGAAGCAGTTGTAGTATTTAAGGTACTAATAGAGCTTGTGTGCCCATTTACCGTACTTGTTAAATTAGTTATAGAAGTAGCATTTGCAGAATCCCCATTTGCTCTAGCTGTTGCTTCTGATGTAATTGCAGCTGCAATAGTTGAACTAGAGCTATATCCAGCTACAGTTGCTTCAAGCTCTGTAATTTCACTAACTCTAGCAGTGTTTGCAGAAGTTAAAGTTGCAATATTTGTATTTGCTGTAGCAATATTATTGGTGTTTGTTGTAACGGTAGAACTTAAACTGTTTACTGTAGTAACTAAAGTAGCATCACGTGCTGCTACCCAAGCGTTATTAGCAGTGTTTCTTGTGTACAGTTGACCATCATCAGTATCGAACCAAAGATCGTTTGGTTGTAACGCATCTCCATTTACCCTAGTACTTGGAGAAGAAGCAGCTTTTATAACAGTAGCAGCTGTAGTGCTTGTAGCTAGCAAATTATACCCTGGAAGATCCGCTAAAGTTTCACTTAAAGCTGTCATAACAGCACTAATATTTTCAGCTGTTGTAGCACTTGCAGCAGGAGAAGAAAACTGACCAAAAGTTTCATCGCCACTAACAGAAGTTGCACGCTGTACGAAGCGCACCCAGTAGTACATAGTAGTATTGTAGTCTACTGTATCCGTAAACACTGAGCCATAAACAGACCCTTGTAGCGTAGCTGCGTTAAGATCGTTTACTCCACTTCGCCATATTTCAGCTCGTGCAAACAAACTGCCCATTTGATGGTCGTCCCACGTCACAAGAATCTTAGTAAAAGCACCACTCGCCTTTACATTTTGAGGAATAGTATTGAAAGGCATAGAAGGAGTAGGGTCTTCTGTTATAGGTTCTATAACTCTATTAAGCCTAGAAGCTTTCTGAGCTAAGTTAGAATCAATTAGATCTCTATAAGTAACAGCTTGATCAAGTTCATCTCCACGCCGCCCAAGACGAACCTCTACCGCCTCTTGTACAGACTCTAGATATCGTTTTAATTCTGGTTCAACATTAGAAGGAACTCTATAAATGGAAGGTATTTTAGTCTCAGCCACTATACACCTCTTATTTCATCTATAGACTCCGCGATACATACTTCGTTAACAACTTTAGCTGCTTCAATTTGAATTGAAAAAGAATTAGCAACAGTTGCGGGTAGTCTAACTACAGGCTCTGGTATATCTGTTGCATTAAAACTTGGAGTTGAGCCAGTTACTGCATACGCATTACCAGAAGTACTAATTGTCGCGTGATAATAAAGAGTACCATCTCCGTATACTTTAACTGTTACAGGCCAAGCCTCTGCATCAACTTTTAAAAACCCCATGCTTGTAGGTTTGGGCGGCACAAACTCTTTACTTTTCCAAGTAAAAGTCTGATAGGTAGTGCCACCCTGAAACTTTTTGATTGTGTTATCAATAATAAGATACAGCTCATTATCATCTGGGTCAGTAAACCCACCGGCTGCGTCTGTAGAACTAGTTTGTGTAAGCAAAGCAAGCGTATTTTTACCACCTCTTGGGTCAAATACAAATCCACCATAGTTACTACCGCTTGTATATAGCCCTACATACTTACCTTCCCATCTAAAACCTTTTAAGGCTGTTGGGTAGTAGTCCGTTCTCCATTGTTGTGGAGAAATAATACCCTCAGTAATGACTTGCACGTCAGTACCAGCAGCGGCTACAAGTCCGTCAGCCCCTGCGTACATAACCATGTCACCCATGTCCACGAGCGATGCTTTATTTAAACAAGCTTGTGCTGCTTCAATACGTAGAACCTGCATAGCTCTTGGATCTGTACCTGAAACCAAGTACGGTGTACCTTTAGTTGTGACAATAAGCCCGTTGCCTGCCATACCTATTGCTACAATTTCCTCTTCAATTGTGATGCGGTAGCTAACAGGCCACGCGTGTGGCATGTAAGCTTCTGAAAAACAAAGTCTTTTACCTCTAAACCCTGCAAAAATACCATTTGGCATAGCAGTTAGACCAAGCATAGG